TTTCTAATTGTAGTTCTATTCCTCTTTGCAGTTTATAAATTACTGTTTCTGGACTCATTAACAATTCCACTTTCTAAGTGATTTAGATAATCTATCATCGCCGGTATTGTTGCTTGGTTTTTGTCTTTTTCTCATACCAGTCATTCTAGCACAAAAAGATTTTCTACGGCTAGCGTCTTTAGAACCTGCTTTTAATTTAGAAGGTTTAGTTGTAACTGCTGTTTTAAGTTTTGATCCTGGATTAGCTGCTCTGTAAGATGCAACGCCTTTTTTATTTAATCCACCTGATTTAGACTTGCCTTCTTTTCTCTGCCATGCTGCAGTTCTAGCCATTACGCTTTTTTAGTTGGCTTCTTTGCTGTCTTAGCTGATGCTTTTAAAGCTTTGTCAGTTACAGAACCTTTACCTGGTTTACTTTTGCCTTTTTCCTTGGCTTGATTCATATAATAGTAAAGACCTTTTTTAACTGTACGTCCGTCTTTAGTAACATGTGTGTCTCCACCTTTACCAAATTCTTTTCTCATCATTCCACCACCCATAGCTTTTTTTCTAGCAATAAATTTTCCTTTTATATCTGCTTGAGTAACATCTTTGTTTTTATCTAAACCAAGATTAACACTAACCATTCCTAGTTTTAATTTTTTCTTAACGTCTTTACCTTTTTTATAACTCATCCTCATATTATTTATCTCCTTTTATCTAAAATTTTAGATATATTTTTATTAGTATCAGAAAGTTTAACCTTAGTTCTAACATTTAATTTACCTTCTTTACCTAAAGACTCCATAACTTTATCTTTTGTTTTAACAACAGAATCTTGAATATCTCTTTTTTCTTTTAATCTTTTTCCAACTTTAACAGACGATATAGTATTTGATATTTTTTTCTTACCAAAATTTTTTATAATATTAAACAGTGCACTCATTATCTACCTACCTTTTTCATTGCTTGATTATGTGATTTTTTAAAAGTTGTACCTTTTTTCATTTTCTTTTTCATTGTAGACATGTGCTTTGCAGTGTGGTGCACACTATGTTTTTTTAAAGTATTTTTTTCTTTTTTATCAATCATTATTTTTTTGCTCCGCCTTTAAAAATTTGTGTTCCTTTTATACCATAAATACTAGCAACTACAAGGATCCACAAATTTGTAAACCATTTCGGAAGCTCTGAGAACATCTCAAAAAACAATTTTACCTTGTCCATAGCTGTTGGATCGTCACTTACGACTGCCCAGGCCAGCACCACGATGGGCATACTTAAAATTATCAAAACTGCCTCGTCCTTCCAATCTGACTGACGGGCTTCTAAAAGTTTTCCTTGGTAAGCTTCTTTTCCTTCGGCCATACGAGACGCATGCATTAACTGTGCATCTGACATTGCCATCTTAGTCTTCTGCTTATTAGCGTAAATTTTACTACCAGCAGAGACGGCTAATTTAATTGCCGAAAACCACATATTAGTACCAGGTTACGTCTTTTTGTTTTCTAGCAGCTCCAGATCCTTTAACAGGGTTTTTATTACCTTCGTTAATAAGACTTTTGCCTCTAATACTAGTTTCAGATCTTGGATCAGTAATAACTTTACCTTCTTCCATCTTAACTGGTTTAGATTTTTTGTAATTCATCATATTTTTATCTCCTAGTTATATTGTTATCTTATTTTGAGTCTTTTTTAAAGCTATTTGACATTTGTTGTTTAACAATTGACGTTTGAGAACGTAATTCCGCTAAATCTTCGTTCTGTTCTAGCTTATCATCGCTAATTTCTTTAGCTTGCACTAATTTTGCTCTATCAATGTTGAATTTTTCGTCATCTGCTTCTGCTTTACGTTGATTTTCCATTGCTCTAAGGTCAACTTCTCTTGATTTTAGTTTTAATAGAGGGTCTGAATCAAATTGTGACGTAATTTCTTTTTCTTCCTTCATAAAATCAGCCATCGACTCTGCAATCAACACAGCTTTTCTTGCTTCCATGTCCATATTCATCTGTTGTAGCTGTTGTTGAGCTTGTGGATTTGCTTGTGCTTGTTGTTGCAACATCTGTGCTTGTTTTAACATGTCTGCAAACTCTAATTCAATTTGTTCTTGAGCCATTAAACTTATGTGTTCTAAAATATTTTTATGCATCGCCGCCATTACTGGTGGATTGTTTCTAACTAAATTAGTTGCCATAAAATTTAAGTGCGCTGTTATATGTGCTGTATGATCTTGTCCTCTGTAAGCTTGAAAAGGTTTACCACCTAGAGCATCAATGTGTTCTAGCGCAGGATCTTTTGGTGCTTTTGGAGCAGGTGGTGGTAATATTTCATCAATGTTTTTTACACCTAATGCTTGATACATATTTCTGTAAACTTGATTTAAGTTATGTATTTGTGGATTTGACGTAGCTAATTGTAATTCTGTTTGAGCCAAAGATATTCTTTGTGTCATAGAAAATATGTTTGGATCTGCAACAGGTAAAATATCTACTCTGTCATCAAAATCAGTTTGTTTAATTGTTTTTTCACCGCCAACAACATCATAAGGATATTCTGGTGGTAGATAACTTTTAAATACGTTCGCTAATAATTTAAATTCTTTTTTAAGACCTGAATATAATCTTTTGTGTATAGCAGACATTACTCTTGATCCACGTTCTAATAATGCAACTGTTGTTCCAACAGCAGCTTGTTGATTACCGTCACCAACTTGCATATCTGCAATAGATGCAAATCTTTGTCCTGCTTGAACAACTATACCCATTAATTGTAATAATGTTTGTGATGGTTCTTTGTAAGGTAATGGATAAAACGCATCTCTTAAATTTCCTCCTGGTGCATCTACATCTTTAAATTCACCTGGTTGTATTGGTGATGCTTCATCTCTAACTCTTACGCCTCTTTGTTTAAAACCAGCCGGTAAATTTGATAATGTACCTGCATCCAACAATTGACGGAGAGCAGCCGTTGCCGTTCTACTTAATCCGCCAATCATATGGATTAATCCAAGTCCGTAAAACCCAAGTCCTGGCAGAAATTTAAAGTGGACAAAATATTGAATTTTATTTTTCGTTGGATCATTTGGATCAAAGTTTCTTCTAATAGAAAGAACTTTTCCGCTACCTTCTTCAATCGTTACAATGTAAGGTAATTTTATTCCTGTTGGTTCATTGTTTTGTCCAACATCTTCAAAGCCTTCTAAATCTAAATTAACGTGGCATTCTAATAATGTGTAAATATTTTCTTGTCTTCCTGTAGCTTTAGTTCCTTCTAATTCTCTTTCTTTGTCTGTAACTTTATCTTCCATTTTAGAAGGTAATTGTAATTCTATGTCAGCATAAAAACCACCAACCTGTTGTTTACGTAAATCGTTTTCAGACATTTTAATAACATGTATAATAGCTTCAGCATCATCTAATGATGTTGCGGTGTAAGGAACAACTAGATCGTCTGCCGGTACAAATTTAGATACGGCTCTTTGTAGTAAATCGTCATAGTAAACTTTTTTAAAAGCAGATCCTGATAATGGTAAATAAAATAACATTTGATCAAATTCTGGTTCGTACTCTTCCATTTTTTCCATGATCTGATAATTCATAAAATCTTTTACACGTTGAGCTTGTTGTTCTTTTGGTTGATCTATTTTACCTAAAATTTGTGATCTAACAGGTCCTTCAGAAGGTAATAATTCTTTGTAAGCTCCAGCTTGAAATTGTGTAACGGCTTCTGCTAACACAGGATGTGTTGCACCAGATGCACCTTGGAAAGGTTCTGCTCTGTTGTTGTATTTAAATCCTAATAAATCAAGTCCTTCAACATAAGCTTGCTCCCACTCTTTTCTAGATGTTTTGTACTCTGCATAGTCTGATCTCATGTTTAGTCCAATAGGATCTAAAATGTCTTCAGGTAATAATTCTGCTAAATTGTCGTAATGATTTTCTGTGCCTGGAATATTTACTTTTCCTGGTTCAAAGTTTAATTCAACACCGCCGTCTTCCATTGGTGTAACTTCTACTGGTTGTTCGGGTTGTTGTTCTTGTGTTTCCTCAACGTCAACTTCCGGCCCATCTATTTCAACGGACGTTCTAATGCTGTTGGGGAGTGTTTTATCTATCTCTGCCATTTATACTCCTAGTATTTTCTACCACGTTTTAATATTAAAGCCAAGCCCTCAGAATCAGGTCCTGACGTTGGTGGAGGTCCTGAATCATCTCCAGCTAACTTCATAATACCGCCGCCTGCTTTTTCTGGCTTGCCTCCTCCTCTTTGTGACTTGTAGTATACTCTACGCAAAACGTCTTCAAACTTATCTTCTCCCTTAAGAAGATTAGCTTCTGTGGGGTCTTTTAAAATATTTTTTAAATCAAGTCCTGATGGATTAAGTCCCATGTCTCCTAATTCATCTAAACTATATTTTTTACCGTCTTTACCTAAAATTTCAAGTATCTCATCAATATCGTCTATACCCTCTTCGGCATCAGCTATATCGCCATAACGGTCTGGTTTAGCTGTGGATTCTGTATACTCATCTATAGATTTTATACTTTTACCAGTTTTTTCATTAACAATATCTTCTCCTGGTTTATAGAACATTTCTGATTCTTGATATACACCTTCAGAATTAGAGTCTGGTGTTTTTATACGTTTTTCTCCAGTAGCTAAATCTTCAGTAAGTGTGTATCCGTTGTAATCATAAACTTTCTGTCTTTCAACTGTTGAAGCTGTTTCTGTAATGTCATCACCTGATTTTTTAATTAAACTTACAAAGTCAAAGAAGTATTTTGGTGTGCCGCCTGAAGTTACTATGGGTGCAGTTTTTTGTGCAGCTTTACTGGCTACTGGTATAAGTTTATCTAAACCTAAAGCTTTTACTAACCCCATTGCTCCAGTTACTCCCATAGCTAAAAGAGTGTCTCTTCGACCTTGGTCAACTGTGTCAAGTTTATCTTTAATCTTTGTTTCAAGTTCTTTTGCACCCTTACTAGATCCTGCAAGTCCTCTAATTTGTCTTATAAATTTAGGTGTTTTAGCTAAAAGACCAAATGGTGTTGCTGGTCCTGGAATTTCTGCAAGAAACTCAAGTTGACCTCCCATTTGTTGCTGTGCTCCAGTTCTATTTTTTTCTGTATCTTCAATTAATTTTGTTAAACCAATAGCTTCTTGTGCTTTGTTTGTAACTGTTGGTGAAATTGTTTTCATAAATCTATCCATTTTACCCTCAGGCCTTTTTGTAGCAATATCATAAGCTGCCTGTCCTAATGCAGGTACAGTTCTAAATGCATACTCTGGTATTCTACTTGCACCCTCAACAATTTTTTGTCCATAGTATGGGTAGGCTCTTGGGTCTATCATTTCATTAAAGTTTTTAAGTGGGTTGTCTGCTATAGACATACCTAAAAATGTTTT